GTAAATGGATAGGTTATATCCCTAAAAAGAGAGAGAATAAAATTAGATATAAGGTGTTAAGAGATTATTATAATGATAATTTAACACCTAAAGAAGTTTATATTAAGGAGGGCTTGTCGTGGGTAGACGACAATACTCAGAACGATATATAGATTTAGTTATGGAAGATAGACAGGAAAGAACAGCAAGGCAAGTACTTGATGAAATAATGAATAGATGGTTTGATACAGGTAATAAATCAACCATCTATGTGCCTGAACATCGGAAAATTTGCCACTACCTCAAGGCACAAAGAAAATATCTGGCGGTGCGTAAGAGTCGCTATGGTATAATTTATCGTTTACAGGATGATGAAGAAGAATAAATTTATTCATCCAAAATAGATAAGTAAATAGGGTAGAGGGTTTAATATACTCTCTAACCATTCAGTAAACAGTAGACGGAGGCTCAATGCCTCCTGTTTATGATAGAAAAAATGGAAGTGAAAAAAATGCAAGACAGAGTATTAGAAGAATTGAAAGCATTAGGTAACAGAGTTAGTATGAATGAAGAACAAATAGTAGCAAAATATAATGAAATTGCTACACAGAACAACCTAGATATGGAGCAACCGCGCTCGGGTATGATTGCGTTAACATTAACGCGTAATTTTATTCGTGGGGCTTTACGCTCTAAGTCATCTAGTAGTAAAAGCACCTTTGGAAATCAAGGTTTTGGTTTCCTAGTTGGTGTTGAACAAGCAAGGGATGTGCAAGATTGGCGACGACGTAATATTATGTCTCGATATAATGCAAACCCTAGTGAGGTTTTCAACGCAGGAGATATTGCTGAAATTACAGAAGTATCTGCTGGCGTATTTGAAAAGTCACAAATCATAAATGGTGATGTTGATACAAAGAATATCCCCGAAGTCCCTAATTCCGCTATGGAAGTTGGGACAGAAGATGATGCTAAGTGGATTGTTCCACTTGATAATATCAAGGCATTCGGAAGTGGTGATAAAAACCCTCGATATGGTAAGCCTCTACCAGCAGAAGAATATAGGCTAAGAGCGCATTTCGTCGGTCGAAAGGAAGATGGTGATTTTCAGTATTGGACTTTAGGTCTAAAGAATGATGCTGCTAAAAACTTCTCATGTGACACATTCCGATGGGTTCACCTATTCGGATTGTTTAATGAAGACCGAAACGCAGTATATGGTATTCGTGGTAAAACCCTTGAGTCCCTAACTTATAATGATGTTATGGACCCAGAAGGAGAGGAATATGTTAATACAGATGGTCTAGTAATGGAAGACCTTCTGGTTGAAAACATGGGCGAGTATATTGCAGACCTACTAGAAATTGAGGATTATCATGATTCTATTCGTAATGAACCGGGTATGAAGTTGGTAATTACTGATGGTATTATTAGTAGTATGAATCTTACTCCAAATGAACGCACAGGAAACAGGACAATGTGGATTGAATCAGCAGAAGCAAACTATGGTTTTGAATCTGATGATGTTCCCGAATCCACACCGATTTGGGTTCCTTCGTATCTAAACATTGACTTTGGAGTTGGTTCTGATGTAATAATCATTGGTCGAACAAACCAAACACAAAAAAAGGATGATAATGGAAATACACTAGAAGGTGAATGGAACCCCGTTTCAATTAATCTTTATGGCGTATTGCCGCGAGTGGCTTTGGGTAATCCAGAAGCCCCGGAAACTAACGATGAAGAAAACAGTATTGAATATTGGTAATCCCTAAAGGGAAATATGCAATATAGCGATGGAAACTTTATGTTAGTAATGTGTAACCGTAGGCAAATGACGGTCAAATGGGTGCAAAGCCCAACCATTAAAAGGTGAAATAAATGATTGTAAAATTAAATCAGTTAGTAGTTGATTTTGGAAAGGTGGAAAGTTTAGAGTGGAAGGAGTTAGAGGACGATAAAGGCCAATACTCACTTCGACTACACACAACAAGTGGAAAAATGTATACCCGTCAGGTTAGTGAAAAGGACCTTAATTCAATTAAGGAACAATATGCTACACATCATAAGGTGGTGAATTGATGGGTATTGGGAGTAAATCAGGTAAGGCAGCAGGTTCTGTTTTAACTAAGGCTAATGAAAATCTAGGAGATAGTGCATTCAAGGTAGCAAAGATGCGAGCAATGAGTCAACGTAAAAATCTTCTAGAACAAGAACAAGCATATCTTGTTTGTGGAGTTAGTGGTAATCCCGGTGACGGCAAAACAGGCACATGTCTTGATTGTCGTTCTGATGATGAATTAGATTCACATTGGATATTCGTATTAGATTACGATGAAGGTGCTGAACCTACATGGCGACAACATTGGAGTTCAGATGAAAAGGTTGTTATCTTTAATCCTTATGTATATAATGAGGATATGACTGTAGATTACGAGAAGACGGCGGATATGTCACGCTTCTTTATGGCTATGGTTAATGAAGCAATTGAAACTGGAAAGATTGAATATGAGGATGAAGTAGTAGAGGTAGAAGCAGTAAAGGCTATTATCTTCGATGGACTCGATTCATGGTTAGATACAACAAATATGATTGCTAGGCTCAATCATATTAAGGGTGGTGACCCAAGACAGGCTGATAAAGTCAAGATGGTTCCTACCCAATGGTATGCTAGAAATGCTATGTATAAAAGGTTATTTCAAGCAGCCCTACAACTTAAATGCCATAAGTTCTTCATTACACATATGAAAGAAGTTCATGATGGGTTTGAAATTGTAGGTACTAAGCCCGATTGGGAAAAGTCAACAACTGCAAAACTGTATCAATATATAGAGATGAGTCGTGAAGAACGCGGTAAGTCCCTTAAGTTATATGCTACAGTTAAAAAGTCAAAGACAAATGCAGAAAACCTAGGACAAAAATTCTTAATTATGGAAAATGAAGGCGGTCAAGTCAAATGGTATGGCCTTCCACAGATTAAAGACGGAACTCTTTGATTTGTACAGACCTGAGCAAGTCATTAAACTGCTTCACTTTAGGTGATTAAATGACGACAGTAGAATGTAAAGATTTAAAGAAAGCGATAGAAACTGTTATTTGTAAAGGTAAATGGGCTATAGGCTCTACTACAAAAAATAGTTCTTTAGGAAATGAAATTATGATATGGACGGATGAAAGAAAACTAAATATTGCTAATGCGGATAATTCAACTTTTGTTTGGAGTAAAATTACTGCGGCTAATATAACTTCGTTAAATAACGTAGTACTTGATGCTACAGTTGCTATGAAATATATGCGGAGTGGTTCTGTTACTTTAAGTGTGGACAATGGACAATTTTCTATAAGTGGTAACACAGAAACGAAATCTTTTTTTCGCGCACTAGAAAGACACCCGTTTGCAGACCAAATTCTAAGGAGTGTAAGAAACCTTAGTGGTGATATTGAAAACGACGAAGGATTTGCTATTAGTAATAAAACAACTTTACGCTCTGTAGCAAAAACAACAGGTAAGAAGTTTTCTGATGCAGTTAAAATGTGTGAAAAAGTAGGTAGTGGTATATACCAAATAGCAATTGATGAAAATAGGTTATTGGTATCTTCTACTACTAATAGTGAAAACTACAGAGAGTTAATTACTTTATCCGAACCTGCTGGTTCTGCGCTTATGGAATATGTTGGGCCATTCCATAAGTTTTTATCAGGAGAGTTAACTATAGCAACAAACACAGACAACCCAATTTTATTTAAGACAAACGATGTTATGATACTAAGAGCACCGAGGCTGAGAACATGAATTTACTAGAATTTGTAAAACCACTACAGAATGAATTGAGACAGTTATTGAATATTGTGGGGTGTTCTTCTATGGAAGAATACATGAGACACAAAGACCTTAAGATAGAAACAACAGAAGAAAAGATAGCATTTATCCTAGGGCAGATGACTATTATTGACACACTAATACAACAAATGATATTAGACGAACGGACGGTTGAACTACTTGAATTGGAGGAAGAGTAATGTGTAACCTGTGTAGCCAAGGCGTAGGTTGTGAATTATCTAGAATACAAGGAATACCAATTTGTACTCATTGTAAAATTTTAGAAAATAAACTATGCGAAATACTAGAAACAGAGGAACTAGAATCATTAGTTACATTTTCAGAACTAATAGTATACTGTGATATGCTTAGGAATGACATGGCAGCAGAAGAAAAGGATATACCTTTTAATGAATATTTAAAACTGATGAGGAATTGAAATGAAAGACACTAGACAAGTTAGAGAAATGATGACAGAAGCAAAACGATTAAGAGGTGAATGGGAACTTTGGGCTAATGAAATGCGTGAGCATAATAAGGTTAACCCGGATAACCAATACCCTAGAGCCGATATTGCTGAAGCAGTTAGAAATTACAATGCTTTACGTGGTGTAGTTAAATCTCTACAATGGGTAATAGGAATGCCGGGAGTTGAAGACCCTCTATGGTAAAAGTCAAAACCTATGAATGTACTATTTGTGGTAAACCCTTAGATTGGGATGAATTAATTGATGGTGATTTTTGCACTGAATGTTTTGAAGGTGAAGAGGAATGAGCCACATTGATTATAACGCCCCTATAATGTATAGATATTATGATGAAGATTATGAATGTCTTTACATGGGCGCATATATTTCAAAAGGTAAAGTTCACCATATAGTTCTTAGAGATAAAGCAGCAAAGGACAAAACTTACCCGACTATTAGAATATTAGAAACTTACGATAGTTGGGGTAACGGTATATCTTCACCGTTATTGAAGATACATAACTCAGGAAAGGAAGGAGAGATATAT